GTACTAATGGAATAACTGGAGCAATTAAAAACTCTAATGAATTATGGGTGTGGGGAAATAATGATGAAGGGCAATTAGGGCAAAATAGTAAAACACAATATTCCTCACCAAAACAAATTCCTGGTACATGGAGTGAGGCAGCAGCTGGTTATGGTATGGCAGCAGGATTCAAGACTGATGGAACACTATGGGCATGGGGATTAAATACTTATGGAAGATTGGGACTTAATAATACAACATCATATTCATCACCAATGCAAATAGGAAGTGGTGATGGTAATTGGAAAGAAATGACAGGTAGATCAGGTTATGGTTTTGCAGTACTTAAAACTGATGGAACAATGTGGGCATGGGGACTTGGTTCTCAAGGAAACTTAGGTCAAAATGATAATACACATCAATCATCACCAGTTCAAGTACCTGGTACCACTTGGGATACTTTTAGCACTAAATGTGTAGGTAATAAAAAAGGTGGAGCAATCAAAACGGATGGAACATTATGGACGTGGTCTTATTCAAGCTGGGGGGAATTAGGACAGAATGGTAAATGGCCAGGCCCTAATGCATCATTCTCATCTCCAACACAAGTGGGAGGTTTTAATGATTGCACTAGTTTTGCTTTTGGTAACTATAATATGGTATATGCTAGAACGAATTCTTAATAAAGTTAAAGTAAACCGTATATAAATACATAAAAAGTAGTGTAGTAGTGAAGAATGGCAACACTTAATTTTCCAGATGCTCCTGACACGGGTGATATCTATACTGATAGTAATTCGGGATTCACCTATGAGTGGAATGGAACTGTATGGATAAGTAAAGATCCGTCAACTGCGAGTAATATTAGAGAAATTGA